CACGGAGGGGGGCCCGCGGTATTTCCGGCAGCGGTGAAAACTTCAACAGGCCGGGGGGGAGGGTGCAAGGAACCCCGCAGGCGCGGGCCTGGGCTTCCGTGCGCCCAAGCGTTCGCCGATTTCCGCCGCAATCAGCGCCGCCGAAGTGATCTGTTTTTGCTCATTTCCGCCGCAGTCTTGCGGCTGTGGCAGCGATGACAAAGGCTCTGGAGGTTGCCGGGATCCGTGAACACAGCCCAGTCGCCCTTGTGGTCCCGGATGTGGTCCACGTCCGTGGCCCTCGTCCGGATGCCATGCTGAGCACACTCACGGCACCACGGCTCCCGAAGGAGCTGCTCACTGCGCAGCGTCTTCCAGTCCTGTGTCTGGTACATCCAGCGCCAGGCCTGCGCCTCCTGGCTCCGCTCCTTGGGCTTCGGCTGGTGCTCTGCGCAGTACCCGCCGGGCACCAGCCGATAGCAGCCCGGGTATAAACACGGTCTCAGCGGCTTCTGTGCCACGGGCTATCACCTCCGGGTAAAAACAAAAGCGCCGGACCCAATAACGCCCCCTCCGGGGAGTCATTGGCTCTGGCGCTTGACGCTCTGGCCTTCGTCGATATCCAGGATCACCTCGCTGTGGCACGTCCGGCAGTAGACCGGCAGGCCTCTCGCCCTGGTGGCGTCTGTGATCCTCAGCAGTCGGTGGTTGCGCTTGCAGATCGGGCAAGTCAACCATCCGTCCTTTGTGCTTATTTTATCACCGTTTCTGGCTGGAATCAAGGCTTTTCCCTCACTTTCTTGCGGTTGTCCGTAGATATTCCGTAGGTTTCAAGAGGATACGCTATCTATAGATAGATATACTAAACTTTGTTATTAAAATAAAAGCGCTATTTTTCCGGGAGCAGATACCGGCTATACCCATAGAGCCCCCACCCGCCCAGCTGAGGCCGGTCCCGGCCCTGCATGGACAGCGGCGTGGCGCCCTTGGGCAGCCGCACCATGCCGCTCTTGCAGGTGGTCACCTCCGGAGGCGGAAGGTACTTACTCAGCGCCCGTGAGCAGCCCCACGGGTGGCGCCCCACCTCCGGAATCTCCTTGGTAAAATAGATCGCCAGCCCACGGTAGCCGCCCTCTGACAGCACCCGCGTCCGGTCCCAGCGCACATCGTAGGCATTGCCCCACGTCCGCCAGAGGTACTGTACCACGGCCGGCGGGAAGTCCCGATCCCGGAGAAACACGTGGATGTGGAGCCGGTGGTCACCGTGAAGACCCTCCACCCGGTAAACGTAGTAGTCCACCGGTCCGCGCTGCCACCGCCTGAGACGCTTTGCAAATGCGTCCCAGATCCGATCCACCCCGGCCCGATCCGGCGGGAGGTGGTCATCGTCAAAGGTCAGCGTGTAAAAAATACCGTCATAGCCAAACAGCGCCAGCCGGAGTTCTAGCTTGTCAACGGTGGTGCGGCTGAGGGCCGGCCCGCACCGGCCCCGCACCGCCCCTGGCCCGTAGCGACGGAGATATCCGTAGTTGTCCGTTACCAGCGCCTTGACCAACGGCCCCGCCCGCTGCCTGACGCACACAAACGGATCAGTCATCGGCAGGAGGCTCCGCACGGCTCAGGCCCAGCGGCTTACTGTCGCCCTCCCCGCAGATGATCCCATCCCGAAGGCTTTCCATCAAACGCTGCTTGAGTTTGAGGCAAAGATCCAGTTTTGCGCATTCCACATGCGTATCAACTGCCACACAGCCAGAATTACCATACAACCGATGCTCAATGACCGTTGAGCGTTTTTCCGGGCAGTCCTTGCAATCTGCCAAGCCCATATACGGTACGCGGTCAATTTCTATTGGTTCATAACTCATTTTTTCAGTTTCCATGCCTTACCTCCCGTATTTGATCTTTTTCAGATCCGGGTATCTGTCCGGGAAACGGATCAGCTCCGCCTTCCCGTTGATAATCTCCGCCAGCACCCGATCCATGTGCTCCTGTCGGACGTCCGCCTCCGGGTTTCGGCAGTCCAGCGCCGGTTTGTATTCCCGCTGAACGGCCACCCAGTTATGGGTGATCCGCATGATCCGGTCATAGCCCCAGCCCTCCGTCTGGTGGAGGGCCATCTGGAGCGTGTCCATGGCAAACTGCATCGCCATCGCCGCCCCGGCGTTGAAGGTGGCGTCCAGCTCCGCCTCCCGCCGCTGTAAGTAAGCGGATTGTTTAGCCATCCCCGCCGTCCTTTCTCTTGCCGTAGCTGCAAAAATCGTCCGGATGTTCACGGTCAAGATGGACTTCACACCATCCCGTTTTCGGTTTGTTGTATGCCCGACAATCATTGCACCGCGTCACGACCACGGCATCCACAGTAGGGCAAGCGTCAACTACTCAGCTTACTTCATCCAACGGGCAAAGTACAGCAAACTCATTGTCATATAGCATATCAACCAGTTTATCCGCATCAATCATCCGCATGGTCAGCACCTCCGTCCATCTTGGCCCCGCAGTGGGGGCAGTATTTGTCTGGCAATAATCGAGCAAAAGCATATCCGCATACGCTGCAGGCCTTAAATCTGTCTGTTACTTGCCACGCTCCATGCACCACCGGGGCCACGTCGGCGGCGGGAATACTGTTGATCTCCTTCGTGCAGATTTCTGGATTTTCGTACCGACGTGTGATTAGATCAATCACAGTTTTTCGCTTGATGTATTCAGCCATTGTCAACCCTCCTGTTCCATTCTGTTTGCGTCGTTTGATTGCTCGTGCTGTATGTCATATCCTTTGGGCATCTATTGGGACATGCTACACACTCGCATCTATTGAGGCTGCTTGTCGTATTTTCCCGAAACGGGCATAAATGATTAAAGCAATCCACTATTTCATCGCCTCCACATAGCACCAGCTCTGGGGCGGGCGCTTGATTGTCACCGGCTCCGAGCCAAATTTCGTTTCACGCAGACGAGTAAACTCGTCCAACCCCTTCGGCTGGTTATAGATCAGCAGGCCGGAGATATGCCAGCCGTAGCCCTGGCAATGTCCAAGATAGCCGTGCAACTCATCGCCTGTCATAGCCACACACAGGCCACACTTTTCTTCTGCAGCTTGCTTGTAAACGGATAGTCCCCCGGCCTTAAAAAGAAAATCCGTGCTATCCTTGTCAATCTTGTAAATCCGGTCACAGGTAAACTCCCCAATGACCGCTCGCCCTCCGTTACAATGGCAGATCATCCCATTAGGGCATCTGTAAGACAGATTCCCCGCCGTCACGTACAGATAGGCCTTAAATGGCGTCGCCAGCTGCGGCCTGGTCTTCCGTACCTCGATGGTTTTCTCACCATTGACGATCTTCTCCACCCATTTGGGGCGGATGCTCAGCATAACAGCCTTATTCATCCTTCATCGCCTCCAATGCTTTCTCCGCCTCCGGTCTGTCCGGCAGCGGCATCCAATGGGTAACATCATCGAACGCATGCCACCAGCCTCGATCATCAATCCAGCAACCATCTTCTGGGTCATCCGGGTATTCTTCCCGTGTCCAGATCCCGGTACAGTCATCTTCCTCGTACATATCGGTTGCCAAAACTCTGACGCCATATTCAGGCAGCCGCTCCTCCACTGGAATCCACCGGGGCACCTGCCCCCGCAGCTTCTCAATCTCCTTCTGGAGCGCCGCGATGTGGGTGCTCTGGTTGGCGATCCGGTCGGCTGCGGCAAGCCCCACCGCGTCAACATCGCAGGAGGACCACTCTGTCAAATTGACTTTTCCCGCCAGATCTTCCGGGACCGGCTCAGTTTTGTAAAACGGGCATTTCTTGCAGTCACCCATTGGCCCGCCTGCTGTTGAAACGCATCTTAAGGCATTTACGAGTTCTTGATCTCTCAAAACGGCAGTTCTCCTTCCTCATCCTCCGAGATCTCCCGGAAGTCCCCTGACGCAAGCGGCGCGGACGCTGTGTCCGATTCGGACCGCTTGCTGTCACCAAAATACACATGCTCCGCCACCACCTCGGCGGAGCGCCGGTTGTTTCCGTCCTTGTCCTTCCAGTCCCGGAGCTGCAAGCGGCCCTCCACCACGGCCATGCGGCCCTTAGTGAAAAACTTGCTCACAAAGTCCGCCGTGGAGCGCCACGCCACGATGTCCACGAAGTCCGTCTCCTTCTCGCCGGACTGTCCCTTGTAGTCCCGGTCAACAGCCAGAGAGAATGACGCCACGGCCAGCCCGCTTCCGGTGTGCCGCAGCTCCGGGTCACGGGTCAGACGGCCCATCAGTACGATATGATTCAGCATGATTTGTCCCCTTTTTTCCAGCGGCCCGGCATATAGCGTCGCCGCCGGTCATGAATGTATTCCACCATGTCCACCCACTCCTTACGGGACGGCATGGCCGCCAGCTCTGCCCTATGGATCTCATCATAGGCCGCCCACCGGGGGCAGACCGCCGGATCGTGACATCCGATCCGGCGATCCGAGCAGTTTAGGCACGGAGGCGCGGTCATAGGGCCACGCCCTTGGCCGCTACCGTCAGCAGGATCACGGCAGCCACGGCGGCCGCCAGAGCCAGCACCGGGAGGACCCGGCTTCTGCGCTTCCCGCGCCCTGTGTATCTCATGTGTCCGCTCCTTTCCCTGCCGCTGGGACAGGCGGCAGCCGCATCCACCAGACCACGGGAACCTGGGGCACGGTACCTGTGCGCATCTCCCAACGGCTCCCCGTCCAGCGAAAAAATTGAGGGATCAGCTTTCCATCCAGATCGATATATACCGCGAACTCGCCCGGCTCCGCCGGAGTAGTGCTGCCGGGCATCCATCCGGCAATCATCAGCTGGCCCTCCGGTAATGTTGGTGCAGTTAATTCGTCCGTCAGGCCCACGATGTAGTCGGCGGAGCAGTGCAGAGCCTTGGCCGTCTTGTCAACGTTGTAGATATTCTCCGGCTCCAGCTCGTTGACCCAAACGTGTTCGCCCTGAAAATCCCCGGAGGCAAACTTCCGCAGTTTGCCCACCGTGTAGCCACCGCCGTATCGGGACCAGATGGCAGTCGCAGTGTCCGGCAGTTCGGCAGCGTCCGCCGCTCTGGCCAGACGGGCCGCGCTGACCTGGAGTTCCCGCTCAAGTTTCCGCTGATGTTTTTCAGTAGCCTTCTTCGCGTCCGCCTTATTTGCGTCCAGTTTTTCCTTACGCTTGGCCTTTGCCTTGGAGCAGGCATTGTCGCAGGCGTAACACTCCTCCGTAGCCCGGCGGCAGTCCAGACAGCACGTCTTACCGCCGCAGGTCTCATAAGCGAGGGCATCCGCGTCATGCCGGAGGAAAACGTCTCCCCGCCTGCACGCATTTCCGTCCGGACAGGTCAGGCAGGGATCCCAGCGGTAACCGTCCTCCTTGTAGAGTTTCAGCAGCCGCTCCAACTTGGGGCCGTTGGGCAGCCGAATAAATGCTCCGGAAATCCGCTCCTGCATATCCGCCGGAAACTGAGCCAGCGCATAGGCGGCCTGCTCCGGGATGGACCCACGCTCCCACTCCGTGCGGAAGTTGCTCAATAGCCGCTCCCGGATCACCTTGATCCGGGCCAGCTTGGAGCCGTGAGTGTTGCAGGCGGCAGCCACCACGTCCCGCATCCGGCCCTCCGGGAACTCAAAACCGTCCTCCTTGAGCTGATACAGAAGCGCCTCAACCCGCTCCGCCTGCTCGCCGATCTCCGCGCTGGTGAGTTTGCGGGTGGAGCTGTTGGCGAAGATCAGCCGAAGTTCCTGAAGCGCCGGGGAAGCATCGTCCGTCTCTCGGATGCAGGGCACCCGGCGGAACTGATCCAGTCCCTTTTCCACAAGCTGAGCCAAGGCGGCCCGGCGACGGTGGCCGCTGACGATGGTGAACCGTCCGCCCTCACCGGCCCGCACCCGGATAGGCTGCTGCAAGCCGCACATCTGGATGTTGTCCGCCAGCTCGTCAATGTCCGTCAGCTGGTAGAAATTCCGCTCGTCGCCGTCCAGCAGGCTGATGTCGATGTACTCGATCTGCTCCGGGCCGGAGGTGTTCAGCTCCGCCACGCCGGCCAGCTGCTCACCCAGCACGTCCATCACGTTAAATTTCCGCTTTTCCATCCTCAGCACCTCCCGGAGATCTCTTTCACCAGCTCGGCGTAGTCCTTGCTGGCCGCACAGTAGGGACGGGCCACCGGCAGCGGGACCTTCTGGAAGGTTGCGCTTGGCACGGCCTTGGAGAACCGGATCACCGTCTCAAACACCGGCAGCGCCCCGCCCCGGATGGCCGCGAGGGCCTCCTTCTCATCTGCCATGTGGGTGAATTGCGTCACCAGCACGCCCAGCACCGACAGCCGGGGGTTGATGGCCCGCATGTGCTGGAGCTGATCCGCCAGATTGGCCATGCCGCCGGTGGAGTAGTAGTCCAGCCGGATGGGGATGATGACCTCATCCGCAGCGGCCAGCGCCGCCGTGCAGGCTGCCGATAGTGCCGGAGGGCAGTCGATCAGGATGAGATCGTAGGCGTTGTCCTGGTCCGCGTCCTCCTCGATGACGTCCCGGAGATCCGCAATGGCCCGCTGCATCCGGCCTACGCCGCTCTGGGCCATGTGCCGGTCTGCCACCAGCAGGTTGATGTCAGAGGGGATCAGGTCGATCCCGTCAAAAATGGTGGGCGTCACAAACTCCGGATAGTACCCGGCGCCCTCGGTCAAAAGGGCCAGCGTGTCCGCGCCCTCCTCCGCGTCGATCCCAAAGGACATGCTCAGATTGCCCTGACTGTCCCCGTCGATCAGCAGGATCCGCTTGCCCTGCTTCGCCAGCAGATACGCCAGCGTGGCGGTGGTAACGGTCTTGCCGACCCCGCCCTTGAAATTCAATACCGCGATTGTTTTCATTTCACCTTTCCCCCTTGGTTTGATCCTCAGACCGCATCGCTGCGGCCTTGAAAAGCGGCGCCAGCTCAGGCCAGAAGGCCTCCCGCCAGTTGTAGCCAGTTATGGGACTGCGGAACTCCACCGTGTAGTACCGCCCCGCCGGGTGGATGTAGATCACCCGCGCCGTGATCGAGGCCAGCGTGGACGTGCCCAGCCCGCTGGTCGCCTCCAGCGTCGGTTCCAAATGCAAAATATCTCCGATCTTCACGCCTTCTCCCCCTTGTTCTCGTCATCCCACGGCGTCTCGGTCTCCGCCGGGGACTCGGTCCAGTCGGACCCGTCGCCCCAGAAGCTCACCTGCCGGGGCCGCTGCTTGGCCGCCTTTCCGGCGGCAGAGAATTGCCGCATGACGGAGCGGCCGTCCGGATTGACCAAAAGCGAAAACGTCTGCTTCGGTCCGTCGAATACCATGTACCAGGCCCCACGTGGGCCTTCCTTGTTTTTCGCGATTTTCAGGACCCGGTGCTTGTTCTGGTCCAGCTCCGGGCCGTCCTTGGCCTTGGGGTCCGGACGGTAGACCATGAAGATCATGTCCGCGTCCTGCTCGAACTGGCCGGACTCCTTCAGGTCGCTCATCACCGGCGCCCGCCATCCGGCGGCCTTGTCCGGCCGGCTCAGCTGGGCCAGCTCCACCACCAGCGTCCCGGATTTCTGCGCGAAGGTGTGCAGCTGCCGGGACACCGCCGCCATCTGCTCACTGCGGGGCGCCCGCTGGTCGATCTCCGGGGTGACCAGCTGGATGTAGTCCAGAAAGATCACGTCAAAGCCATACGCCTGACTGATGTTCTGGATGGTGGTGGCCGTCATGCCGGATGCCTCCACCACCGTCAGGCCCCGGCCCGCCATGTCGGCGGATTTCTCAGCAAACGCTCGCCAGTCGTCCTCGGTCAGAGTGCGGTTTTTAATCCGGTCAAAGTCGATCTGCACCACGGAAGCCATGAGCCGGTCCCGGATCTTGGCCTTGTCCGTCTCAAGGCTAAAAAAGCCGACCCGGTGATCCTGGGCCATCCGGTAGGCCATCTGCAAGGCCAGCGCCGTCTTGCCGTCGCTGGGGTAGCCCCCGATGATGACCACGTCCCCCGGCTTCGTGTAGGTCCGGCCCTTGAGGAAGTCCAGACCGTAGTCGATGTACACCGGGGCCGGGGCGTCCGGATCCTGCGCCTGACAGAAGTCCTCGGTCATCTGCGCCATGGTCCAAGCCTCCACGCTGGTCCCCTCGCTCAGCTCCCGGGACAGCTTGGCGCACACCGGCCGGCAGTCCTCCACCGTCTGAGCCACGCTCAGAGCGTCGGCAAACTCGTGGATCCGGCGGACGGTGGCCTGCGACCGCATGGCCTCCGCGTAGGCCTCCCAGTTGGCAGCGGTGGGCGTGATCTCCACCAGCTCCGCCATGTATCGGGAGTAATCCGGGCCGATCTTGTCCCGGATGGTCACCGCGTCCGGCGTGACCCCTGCCCGGAACAGCGCCCGGGCTGTCTGGAAGATCAGCCGGTTGGCAGGATTGTAAAAATCAGCGTCCCGCACCCGGGACAGCAGGGGCCGCACCACATCCGGGTCTACCAGCATGGCCCCGATCACCGCCCGCTCCGCGTCCAGCAGGTGATCCAGCTTTTCGTCCGTCCTCACGCTTCCCATCCGCAGACCTCCCGGCTCTCACCGCCCCGGTCCGAATCGGACCGCCCCGGCAGCTCGTCCTCCCACCGGCGGCCGTTGAGCCATGTGGCGGGATAGGGGATGTACGCCCCTCCGTCCCGGGTCCACTGCTCACAGACGGCCTGAGCCTTCAACGCCCGGAGGATAGTCTCCACCAGCGGCCCGTCCGGCTTCAGCTTTGCCCAGGCCTTCCGCGCCCGCTGCTTGTCCACATGGCGGGGATAGGCCGACCAGAACAAATCGAAGTGCGCATCTGCGCAGGGGGCTATAGGGGTATTTTTATTATTATCTCTTATACATTTAAAGGGGGGTGAAATTTTCTTCACCCCTGGGGTGCAGATTTTTTCAGGGGTGAAATTTTCTTCACCCCCCTGCGCATCGTCCGGGACCGATGCCAGAGAGCGCCCGATGTAGATCCGCCGACCGGTCCGCACCGTGCCGCTTTTATCCGGAGGAAGGGGGCCTGTGTCCGTGTGGATGTGCCCCCGCTCTTGCAGCTCCGCCAGCATAGACTGAACCGTCCGCTCAGACAGCACCCGCACGGAGCCGTCCTCGTCCACGGCAGTCATGTCCTCGATCAGCGTTGCGTTGGTTGCGTAGCAAAATCCCACCCGGTTGGCCCGCCGCGCGATCCGTGCGTATAGGATCAGCGACCGGGGCCGAAGCCCCGGATCGTCCAAAACCGGGCCGGGGATCCATGCCCCATAGCCGCAGTCATACCTTGCCATATTGCCCCCTCATCTTTCGCTTTTCGATACAGTCCACGATCCGCAGCGGGATTGCCGCCACCGTCGCCACGCCGACGATCATGAAAAACATTGCCCAACCGGTCACAGGGATGCGCCCCCTTCCCGGCGAAAATTAGGGCTTGCGTGCAGCGTGGATCTTGTGCTATAATTGATACATCCAACAGTGGTTGATCCAATACCACACACTTTTTCCCCCGAACGCTCTGAGGTTGCCGCCTCGGGGCGTTCTCTTTTTGTATTCGGCGGCGCATCCGGCGTGTACTTCACCTGTAGTGCCGCGCCCACGATGCCGTCCAGGTCCCGACATATGGCGTCGAAGTCCGGTCGCTCATTCGCATCAATGATGCCGTCCTCCGCAATGCGAAGCAACTGCCGGTCCCGGTGGCGCTCCGCAAAGTCCAGCACCCGGTTAATCAGCGTGATTGCCGCCGTTGGAAGGCTCTGCACGTTCACCTCCGGCATCACGCCCAGCGTGTCCGTGGCCTGCGCGTGCTCCAGCGCCAGCCATGGCAAGTGATACACCTCCACCATCTTGGCCACCGTCTCGTCCTTGGGCACCGTCTTGCCGCCCTCATACTGTTTCAGGCTTTCCGGTGACAGCCCAAGCAGCTCCGCTGCACGTTCCTGCGTCAAACCGGTGCTCAGCCTTGCCCTCTGGTACAGATTCGGGTATTTCTTATCCATTGTCTTTTCCTCCTTTCCGCGCTACCATGTAACCATCCAACGTGCTAATGGGATAATGGGGATAATGTAGCGCTTCCCCACCTTCTTGGCCGGAAACTCGTCATTGTGGACCAGCGCGTCCCAGTCCAGCCCCAGCAGCTTGCAGGCCTGATCCTTGGTCAAAACCTCCTGCTCCGGGAATTTGGCCTGTAAGGATTGCAGCTGATCCCGGAAGCTCTCACGCTCTCGTGCCATGTCCAATCCTCCCTTCTCACGCGCTCTCCGTCCGCTGGACGATCTCCTCAATGGGGACACCGAAGATCAGCGTCATGCGGAAAACTCTCTCCAGCTCCGGAGTCCGCTGGCCCAGCTCCCACTTGCTCACCGTGGGCACGGTGACGCCCAGCTGATCCGCCAGCGCCTTCTGGGTCATCCCGGCAGCCGTCCGCAGCTCCTTGACTCTGTTAACGATCATAATTGCTCCTTTCCCGCCTTGACGGCGTTGCCCCGGTGTGGTATATTGTCCTTGGGGCTATGTCCTCTAAGGCTATATTAAATCAACGTTTCGTTGTTTTCAAGCATTATTTTGTTGTTTTTAGATTTTTGTAGAAACACACAATAAATGAAACATTGATTGTACACTTTGCTGGTGGTGATTCCAATGGACTCCGTAGACCGTCTTTTTGCTTTGGTTGATAAAAAATACCGGGAGCAGAAGGACTTTGCCGCCGAAATTGGCGTGCTCCCGCAGCTTGTCAGCGCATGGAGAAAACGGGCGTCTAAGTCCTACACCAAGTATCTGCCGCAGATTGCGGCAGCGCTGGACACCTCAACGGAGTACATCTTGACCGGGAAAAAAGAAACAAGCCCGGCTCCCGAAGAAGCCGGACTGACGCAGGAATTTGCCCGGATTTTCGACCAGCTATCTCCGCAGGCTCAGAATGAGATCATTGCGGAGATGCTAAAGCGGAGACGGCAAGAGCCATGATCTCCGCTTGATCTGCGGGGGACAGAGATGCAAACAGGTCCAATGCGTAAGTAGTGTCCGAATCGGACACGGTGCGGGTGGTCTGTGTGCTCATAAGTACTCCTCCAATCATATCCCAAAGGCCGATCGCTGCGGCCTTAATTGTACGGGCTTCATTTCAGAAGTTGTAGGGAGGACGGTTTCGATTGGCAGGCATTATGATTTCAACAAACGGCAGTAATAAGCAACCCACCTCAACACGCGAATACAAAGGCAAAAGCCTTCTGGAATTTCCTGATTCTTATGTTGCTATTGATATTGAGACAACCGGCCTTGACCCAAATTATGATGAAATTATCGAAATTGCAGCATTAAAAATTCAGAATGGATCCGAAACGGATCGTTTCCATTCACTGGTCAACCCCAAATGCGAGATTGACGAGTTTATTGAAAGCCTAACAGGCATTACAAATGCAATGCTGGAAGCAGCTCCAGATCTTGAAATAGTTCTTCCGCAGTTTTTAGAGTTTGTCGGGGATAATGTTGTTGTCGGGCACAATGTGAATTTTGATGTAAACTTTATTTACGATTGTGCAGAAAACCTTAAATTGAAGCTGTTTACCAATAATTTTGTGGACACAATGAGAATTAGCCGGAAACTCTACGCAGATTTAAAGCATCACACTTTGGCCGATCTCATTGTGACCCTGGGTGTCGGTGAAACGGTAGAACACAGGGCGCTGGCTGATTGCATCCAGACAAAAGAATGCTTTGAAATTATGCGCAACCGTGCTGGTGAAATTGGAGGTATCCCCCAAAAAACAAATGCGATTGCCAAGACCATTGTTGCAGAAACAACGGACTTTGACGAGGACAGCCCCATATACGGAAGAACTTTTGCTTTTACAGGTACGCTTGAACGCATGACTCGAAAAGAAGCCATGCAAATGGTTGTTAACGCCGGTGGGAAGTGCACTGATAACGTAGTAGCCAGTACAAACTATTTGGTGCTTGGGAATCAAGATTATTACAAAGGCATCAAAGATGGAAAAAGCAATAAACAAAAGAAAGCAGAGAAGATGCAGCTTAACGGGGCCGATATTATTACAATTTCAGAAAACACATTTTTCGACATGTTGGTATAATAAAAAGTGCCCCCGTCGCCTCTGCAACAAGCGGCGGGGGCACTTTGCGTTTCCGGCAGAGGGGGCGTCTGCCTGTCCGCAAGAAAACCATATCAAAAATGGGTTTGGCAGCGCAATGCCCAAATTAGGGAAATGGGTAGTATACTGCCGGATCAGATTTGAGATTGTGTCTGCCCATATCTTATAAATTTAATACAGGAGGCCGATTTTTTTGACGATCCAAGACTTATGCCGCGAAAAAAGAGCAGCCCTCAACATGACGGCTCAAGACATTGCCGACGCATCTAATGTGCCCCTGTCCACAATCAACAACTTCTTTGCCAACGCTTCTAAATCACCGTCTATTAACACTGTGGGGCCAATTTGCGCTGTTTTAGGCATTTCCTTAGATGAATTTTTCGGTATAGGGGATCACTATACGGCAACAGAAGAAACCCTCCAGGCGGAGAAAGTCGGCCTCGAAAAGCATTTGTCCAGCAAACGGCAGATTATTACGATGATGGAGCAGGGCGTGAAAACCCGGAACCGGATCATTGCCGCTCTGCTGGTGCTCCTGTGTCTGGTTGCCATGTACGCGCTGTATCTGGACTTCCACTGCGTCCAGATCGGCTTCTGGCGGGGGTAACCCATGGCACGATACCCGAAATATTACGTCCGGCCTGACGGCCTCCACGAGACCATCCTCCGGATTAACGGCAAGCGTAAGGCATTCCGGGGGAAGACCGACAAAGAGGTCTGGGAGAAGGTCAAGGCCTTCGACCGGGAGGCAGACCGCATCGAAACGGAAAAAGCCGCCGTATTTGAGAAAATCGCGGACGCATGGTGGGCGGAGATCGAACCGACCTTGGAACATAACACCCAAAAAAGCTACCGCCCGGCGCTGGCCCGGGCCAAGAAGGAATTTGCCGGACGGACACCCGGCGAGATCACCGCGAAGGAGATCGACCAGTATATCAAGGACTTCTCCGCCACCCGCGCCCGGAAAACCGTGGTGACCCAGTTGCAGATCATCCGCCAGATCTTCCGAAAGGCCGAAGTGGACGGCGTTATAAGCTACAACCCGGCCAGCGCCGTGAAGCCGCCCCGAAACCTGACGCAGACCCACCGGGACGCGCCCCCTCCGGAGCAGATCGAACTCATAAAAAAAAGCGCAGGCCTCCCCTTCGGCTTGTTCGCCTTCCTCGTTTACTATACCGGCTGCCGCCGGGGTGAGGCGCTGGCCCTCACCGGCGCTGACATTGATCGAAAGAAAAATCTTGTGCACATCAAAAAATCCGTGTATCATGTAGGCAACTCACCCCACATTAAGCAGCCGAAGTCTGACGCCGGATGCCGGGACGTTCCGCTTCTCCCGGCGCTGGCCAAGCTGCTCCCGAAAAAGCTGGGGAAAGGCTACCTGTTCGCGGAGCCGGACGGCGGCCTCCTGACAAACGATCACTTCACCTCGCTGTACGATGCCTACCGGGATGCCAGCGGCGTCACCGTCACGGCGCACCAGATCCGGCACGGCTACGCCACCGCTCTGCTGGAAAGCGGCGTGGATCCCAAGACGGCGCAGGTGCTCCTTGGCCACGCCCAGCTGTCCACCACCATGGACATCTACACCCACGTCCGGGACGGCCAGCTGAAGGCCGCTGCGGAAAAGATGGAAAAGGGCTTCTGAACACATATTTTTCGCCTGAACACACTTTTGAACACAGAAACCCGCAGACCGTTGAAAACAGCCGGAAAGAATAGGGTTCAAATCCCTCCTTCCGCGCCAAATGAAAAACCGTTGGAATTGCTTGCAATGCTTGCAATTCCAACGGTTTTTGCTGTTTTTAACTATCCGTTAGAACCAGATAGAAACGGATATAAGGGGATGTGTGAACACAGTCCCGAACACAGTCGGCCCTACTCCTTCGCCTTGACAATGCCGTGGTAGTAGGCCGCCAGTTTTTCCTTGGGGCCGGGGCCATCCTTGTCAAAGAGGAACGCCTGGGCCAGCTCCGCGAAGAACTCCGCCGTGCTGACACCGTAGTGGATGGCCACGCTGCCGTAGTCGGAGTACATCATGTTCATCGCGATCCACCAGCACCACGGGGTGATATGGTCCCAAGATAGGCCCATGCTCTCCGCCAGGGCCGTGGTCTGATCCATGGGCCAGTGCGGGCCGGTGGTGCCGTCCTCGTTTTCCATGCGGGCTGCCCACGCTTCCGCGTCGGCCCGGTCAAAGTCTTCATGGCTGCCGCCGATAGACTTGGCAGCCGCGTCCACCATGGTCCAGCACTCCAGCATCCCACGGACGCCGCTGGCAGAGCGGTCACCGGGCGGCATCCGCATATACTCCAGGATCCCCTGCTCCAGTTTGTCCTTGTACTGGAGCAGGGCCTCTTTTGTCATCGCACCCATGAGCTACCCCCTTAGATCCGCTGGACCCGCAGGGCCACGTTGTTGACAGTGGCGGCGGCTCCGGTCAGCACCAGAGACAGAGCGGAGCCGGAAGCGCAGCAGGGCTGGCGCACCAGCGCCGGGAAGCTCAGCACGGTGGGAGCACCGGCAGCAGCGGCAGCGGAGGCGGTGGCTCCGGGGATGGGGACGCCGTCCTTGACCAGCGTCACGGTGACAGTTCCGGCAGCCGTGGGGGCCACGGTGACGGACACGTCCACGTCATAGTAGCCGGCATTGGTGATATTGACCGCGTTTCCGTTGAGGTTGGCGTCGCAGCCGTACCGGCGGATGATGCTGCCCAGCGGGAGAATCCCGTCAACGGGGATCGCCGTAGGGGTCTGCATGGCGGTATAAAGTGCAGATTTACAACTCATAGTATTTCTCCTTTCAGAATAAATGGGCGGGGCACCGGCCCCGCCCGTCACCCGGCCAGAAGGGCCTGAACTGTTTCCGCTGTGGAAAAAGTTGCTCAGATGTTGCCGCCGCAGCCGTTGTTGCAGCCGCAGAAGGGAGAGGGGCCGGCGTTGTAGGTGTAGCCGGTGGGATACCGCACTACGCCGCACAGCTGCTCACGCATGTAGAGCTGGTTGTTGGCCTGCTCCAGCTGCGCAATCCGGGTCTCCAGCTGGCTCTTTTCCAGAGCCGCGAACTTGGCGTCAATGTTGGCGTTAATGCCGTCCAGCGCCCGCTGGGTGGTGCAGCAGCACTCCGCCATCTGAGCCTGGATGCCGTTGGTGCTCTGCATGATGGCCATGTTGGTGCCGTTCTGGGCCAAGGCCATCTCCTTGCCCAGACCGCCGATGCTGCCCTGCATCTCGTAGCCGAGATTGCAGATGCCGTTGCCAATGTTGGTCAGGCGGTCATCGATCCGGCCAAAGTGCTGGCCGAACAGGATATCCTGCTGGCTGGCCGCCGTGGCGTACTGGCCGAACTCACCCTGCCGGGCGCCGAAGCCGAAGCCGCCGCCACCGCTCATGAGAACGAACAGGAACAGGATGATGATCCACCAGGCGCCGCTGGTGCCTGCGCCGTCATTGTCACGGGTGACGGCCGCGAGATCGCTCAGAGAATAGTTATCCATATCTGATCTCCTTTCGAAATTTAAAACAAGCCGTTGCGCACCGGCCTATTTACTGAGAAATGCCAGGAATTCCTTGGCCTGCTGCTGAAGCTGCTGGAACTGATCCTGAGACATGGTGCCGTCCGCCAGCAGCTTTTCAACCTGTTGCTGCGCCCGCTGTGGCGTCATGTTGGCCGCGAACTTCCGGAACTCCGCCATCATGGCGATGGGATTATTCGGCCTTCTGCTTCCGCTTCCCCGGAGCATCTGCATCATCGGGTTTGCCATTCAGCATCTCCTCCAATCTTTTCACACGGTTTTCCAGTCCGGCCACGTCCACCGGGGCCGCTGCCTGATACGGCGTCACCGTGTAGGGTGTCACCGTGGCGTAGCCTGCCCCGTCCGTCTGCTTGAGCCACACGATGGGGTCATTCTCGTCCATCAGCAGGATGGAGCTGTTGGGGGCCATCCGGAAGGCGTCAGCGCCGTTCCGGCCGTTGACCCGGGTAACTTCCCCCCAAACGCCTGGAGCGCTCCTGCGGCGCCCTGCGGGGCCGCAGAGGGGTATCCGTAGGGGCTTCCGTACCCCTGATAGGGATTCGCAAAATAATTCATAGCGCACCTCCTTTTTTCCTACCCTCATGATACAAAAAATCCGGACAGCCAAACTGCCCGGAAACTGCCTGTATTCTGCCCTCAAACTGCCCTAAAAATATTTTGAGAAATTGGGTTTAACCTATTGACAATAGGTTAAACCTATGGTATATTATAGGTACAGTAAAGGAAAGGGGTACGCGAAAATGTGGAAGGAAGGCAGCATCAAGGTCAACGGCGAGAGTTTTCACTACTGGATGAAGCAATACGATGAAGGTTCTAAATGGGGAATTAATGGAGGTCGCATTTCCAAACTGATGCTCAAGCGAAACGGCGAAATTGTTTGCAACTATGACAGAGGTTGGGACATAGAACCCGCCGACGAGAACACCCGTATTGCCACGGAGCATCTGATCCGCAGCGACAAAGGAGAATAAAAATGAAAACGATCTATATCAAAGAAATCGGATTCGACGAGTTCTATAAGGTTAGCTATTCCATCCGGAAATCAAACAAGGGCTACCGCATCGCCCACCCGGAGGAAGTCACCGAAATTTCACGGAGTGACTACTACAAAGCCCCCGCCTCCGCGCGGACGTCTTACCGGTGTTTCCAGCGTGACCGCGATGTTTCTGAAATCGGGGCTGCCTGGTTTCTTGACCTGCTGGAAGCGCAGGAGGGCTAAGCAATGCCGGATAGCGAAGCGAAACGCCAGTGGATGGCACAAAACACCACCTTTATCGGGCTGAAGCTGAACAACAACACCGATACCGATATCCTCGCCGCGCTGGAAGGCAAAGCCCGCCAGACGGAGATCAAGCGGCTAATACGCTTGGGATTGGAAAAGGAAGGACGAAGATCATGAGCAGAGTGAAAATGGTTTTGAAGTGTGAGCACTGTGGAAAAGAGTTTGAGCACATCCACACTTGCCGCAATTCCACCGAGGCGGGATCTTATGAGGTCTGGGCGCGGGAAAACATCACCACCTGCCCGGACTGCTACGCGGCGCAGAAGCGTGCGCACCAGCTGGACGCCGTTTCCGGTTACATTTCCAACTTCAGCGAACAGCACCCCCTCCCTAAGATCACCGGCGTTTCTGAAAAGCAGATCGCCTACGCTTCCAGCCTGCGGGAAAAATTCATCCGCGACAATTTGATGAAGCTCCAGCTTGATGTAAACCGTTTCTTTGAAATTGCGGACAGGATTAAGCCGGAAAACTGCGATGAATCTGGGAGGGAACTCATGCGCAAGGCCGCAGCCGATGCCGGGAAGCCCTTTGAAATCTGGTTTACGGCTTACCGTGCGGATCGTCTTTGGCGTTATTTCAGCCTGATCTATGCCGCCGACGTGGCGAAAATCGAAACCATTTTCACGGAATCCAGCGCATCCAAGATTATCGACGCATTGAAATAAAAAACAGGAGGAAAAGCACATGATCGCACATCTTTACAAGATCCCTTCCACCTTCCGGAATGTTCCCGACGCGGTAAAGATCCGGGAGAAACCGTACGAGAATTTCCCCGGCACATGGCTTCACGCTAACTTACATCTGCCTGATGGCCTCCGCGTTGCGGATTCCGAGTATGGCGAGGGCGCTTTCATCACGGAAGCTGGCGAGGTGATCTTTGAGGCGTACGCGGACCCCGAACAGATCAGCGGAAACGATCTGCAAGGCCGCGTTACCGTGCGGGACTCCGCCGGGAAATACCTAATTGATACCGTTGTCATCTGGAATTAAGCCTGCAAACCTAAACGAAAAGCCGTGTCCGATTCGGACACGGCTTTTTGAAAATATTTTGCTTTTTTTGCTTTTCTCTCTTGACACACCACCAAATTGGTGGTATTATAATAACAACAAGAGGGCACAGCCCAGGAGGAAAATAAAATGAAAATTACTGATGGAAAGAAAACCGTAGAGATCAAGATCCAGCGCTGGAATGGTTCCGGATACGATCCGGACTGGAGCCGCGATTATTTTACCGCCGGTTCCCTGCCCTATGATGAGGAAACAGATACTTATACCGTTGAGGATGTTGATTATTGCATCGAAATGGCCAACAACAGCACCTGCGAAGATGGCGCTTGCATCAAATATAACGAGGACGGAGTCCTTGTCCCTGACGAAGATATGGTCGTCTTTGTTGATGAACTGAATTAAGGAGGGATATACCATGACGGACAAACAGTTTAGTACCCTTTTGGGTGGCGCACTGGCGGACCAAGATCGGGATATGTACGTATCAGACTGGGCACTATCTGACATCTGGGGGGATCCGGAAGGCGCTGACATCCCGGATGATCGGATCCAGGCCTTGGGAGCGTTGTGGGATGTGGCTCATATTACGATCCGCGAGATCAGGGCAGCCACTGGCTTGTCTCAGGTTGCTTTTGCCCAGCGCTTCTGTATCCCGCGCCGAACGGTGGAGAATTGGGAATCCGGGGCAAGCACTTGTCCGGACTATCTGCGGATTTTGTTGGCGCAAGCCGTGGGGCTGTATACGCGGAACTAAATATATAAAAAGAGCCGTATCCGAATCGGACACGGCTTTTTGTTTACCCCTGCATATCATCCGCGATCTTGGCGTAGGCACGCCGCCGGATCTTGGCAAGGCCGTCTACGCTGACGTGGAGCAGCGCCGCCGCCTGTAGGCAGCTCTGGCCGTGGACGTCCACCGCCAGCACCGCCGCCTCCTCGTCAGGCGGCAAGCCTACCAGCCGGACGGCCTGCGCCGCCCGGGCCGGGGCCATCGATGACAACAGCGCCCGGATCTCTCGGTTTGTTTTTTCCATGGGTTTTCCAGACTTGCAGAGCGCGGATTAACCGCGTGGATGTTGTTGCCATCTTCTGGCCCTCCTTTCGGTTTTATCCTTTCCAGTCAGCCTTGGCCTCTCTCACGTCGATATGACAAAAGCTGTCATAAACCCCCACGCCGCCCCAGTCTGGCATGATCGACCGGGCGAAGGCTGCCACCGTTGCCGGTGTCTGACCCTTGATGGAAATATCCGCCGCCATGCCATAGCAATGCTGGCTGTGGGCCGCGCCGTTTACCTTCGCGTTGTGCTGCGGCGTCCGGTAGGCGCTGTGGATGACCACCGGAGCGCAAAAATGGGAACGAATGGTTTCCAGCACCATCACCAGCCGGGGAGCCACCAAAACAGCGTCACTGCCGTCTCCACACGCAAACTCCCGGACCCGGAAATGGGCGGAGAGCTGCTTGCCCCCGGAGGCGGCTTTGCTGTAAGCGTGGATCTCAACCATGGTTATCCTCCCAGATCTGATACAGCGCCCGGACCATGTCGGCGCGGGTCACAGTCTCTCCGGCGTTGGCGTCCGTCAGCAGGCCGTGAGCCTTGCCCCATACGAGGGCTTGATCTTCCGCCTTGACCGCCGACCGCTCCCAGAACAGCAGCAGCGTGGGCACCTTCCGGGAGCTGGTTACCTTCCCGCCGGGGAAAATGCCCTGCGTGGAGCCGCCGCCGTCCAGCATGAGTGCGTCCACCACGCCCAGCCCCAGCAGCTTGTTCTGGAGCTGCTCACGGGTCAGGCTGGTCTTGTCGCACCACAGCACCACCTTGCCGTTGGCCAGCCAGCCCACCGCCGTCCGGGCGGCAGACCGGGCCACGTCCGGCGTCAGCTCTCGGTACAGTTTGGAGCCGCCCTTGAGGATCGGGACGCCGGAGAGGAAGGATCCTCCCCGGTCCGTCAGCATCTTGGGGACCCCGTCACTGCCGATAGACACGCCCCAGTCCTGGTATTTGTCCCGGCTGATGATCTTACCGTCGATCACCGTCCAGCCTACCGGCTGAAACTTGCCGTTGAACAGGTAGCCGTTGATGATGTGGGTGCAGCCGGTCTTGGCCTTGATCTGCGCCGGGGTCAGCCTTCCGGTGTTGTGGTAGATCTGCGCTCTGGCGCAGTCAAACGTATCAACCATGGCGCACACGGGAAGCCTTGATGAAGTAGCCGTCCTCGTCATAAGTCACCTCATAGGTGGCTCCGACGATCCGCTGGATCTGGACGGTGCCCGCCAGATCCTCCCGGCGACGGGTATCCAGCGTCTGGGGGAGCGGCTCCGGATCCTTCTCGGCGGGGATGAAGCCTTCCCGCATTTCGTCCTCGGTCCAGTTGGCCACGCCGCCGTCCGGATTCAGGTGGAAGTTGGCACCCGCCGCCTTCAGTTCGGCGTTGATGGTCTCCACGGCCTTGCCGTTCTTCTTGCCCTCGTTGATGATGTTCTCGTAGATCTTGTTCATAATATGTCCCCTTTCAAATTTTCGGTTGATTATTCAACCGGTTTCAACTGTTCTTGTCCTCGTTGACCCGCTGGGTGCCGAAATAGAATGCGATGACCGTGGTAAAGATGGTCAAAAATTCCGTCCCGGAAATGTCACCCCGCAGAGCCAGCACCGCGAAGATCACCGTCAGGGTGATGGTCACGAGGCTTTTCACCGCAAGCAGATTGCCCAGCCGTTTCTTGATGTTTTCCATGTTTTTCTCCTTTCACTCTTTCCGGATTGGGAGTTCCCCAACCTCGGACATGATGATTTTCAGGTGCCCGTTGCCGCCAAGGGATTTATACGCTTGATGCATCTCGTCCAGCGTTTCCCTGTCCGACAAGCTGACGCTGCCGTCTGCAATGTAATGCTGGCCCAGATAGCGCACCCGGTCGATCAGCAGCACCTTCAGCGCGTCCACGATGGCGTCCCGCTTGTCATCTTTTGCCCACTTCCGCTGAAGGATCGCGAGGATGATGGCGGTCACACCGGAGCCGGTGGCGGCAGTTAATACAATTTGTAGAATTTCCATTCTACACCCCCTTAAAAAAGTTGCAGTTTTTAGGGTAGTTCCGACTTGGTTTCGTGCAGGTTAAAATCCGACTTGCTTTCGTGCAAGCCTAAGATCTCCGCCGCTTCATCCTCGGTCAAAACGTTCTTTTTCACGGCGTTTCGGACCATCTCCGCGCTCCACAGCCCCTGCCCGTACCAGAGTTTAATTTTCTCCTTCATCGCATCAGCCCTCCATCAGCGTGTCCGTCATCATGGCTGTATAGGTCACCTGCGCTTCCAGCCGATCCATTGCAGTAGGCTGCGGAGGCGGTGCGATGTAGATATCTCCGATCCGGGCGCCTTCGTAGCCGGGAACCGCGCCGAACTCTTTTGCGGTGGCGTCGTCGTCGCACACAATGACGTTCTCAATGATGCCTTCAAGATTCACAACACAGAAATTCATCATTTATACCTCCACATGATTCCGACCAGTCCGGCAACGCCTTTTCCTGCTGTACCGGGAGATAGGTTGCCTGCCTCTCCAGACAGAGTTGCCTGTGCGCCTCCGCCACCGGCGCCTGGCTTCGTTCCGTCCGTTTTATACGGCATACCCAATTCCTCGCCGTGCCCGCCGCCGGGTGAACCGCCCGCCGCAGGTTTTACCGGGTTGCCCCCTTCCGTGATATAGGCGCCTCCGCCACCGCCAGATCCGCCTACTTGTGTCGGCGGGTACAAAAAACCAGATGTATCGCTGCCGGCCGTTGCGGCAATTGGATTATCAATTTGGGAACTATACGTATATTTTGCACCTTTACCTCCAGGGACACCGGCAGGGGTAGAGGCTTCCCCAATCTTGGAAACGCCTCCAACCGCTCCGACAACCAACGGAATGGCATCCGGATAGGTGTACGGTTGTTTTCCCAAGTTTAAAACGCCACCTGCTTTTCCGCCATCTCCGCCTGCGGCAGAATACGTACCACGTTTCTGAGATCCGGTACCAGGTTTCCCGTTTTCCCCGCCGCCGATGGCGGAGGCATCATACTCCGAAACGTCGGGAGAGAACTTCACTGTTTTACTTGCGGAAAACGTTGCTTTCGTTGCGGAACCGCGTTTACAAACAATTTCTGCTTCGTTGACAATCTTTTCTTTCGGCGTCAGCGTTACGCTGGCGGTGCCTGTTAAATCCAGAAAAGCAGATGTATCGGCAGTGATTGTTGTCGGGGAGCTTGTGGAAAAGCCGAAGCCTGCACCGTTTTCATCGGTAACAACAGCGCTTCCCGCAGCGGTTACAATGCCGGAAAGCGAAATGCCGGACATGGGCCGCCCGCCGGGGGATTTCACCGTTACGGAAATCGCATACTTTCCGGCAGGCAATGCCAGTGCCAGAAACGCGTCATCCGGAACTGCCGTATTGGGCAATCCCAAAATCGCCGCTGTTGCATCTTTCAGTAGCGTTGCCTTGTTCAAGGGGGTGCCCTCCTGCGTCGGCTGGTCCGCGCGGACCAAGTCAAAGGTGTTTTCCTGTCCGGCCACCGGTGTCATTTTCACCCGTCCGGGATAAAGAGGGACTCGATCTTGCATATCATTCTCCTTTCACACTTCCCCGGCGTACAGCTCGCCGGAAAAGTACCACGATTTTTGAATGTTCGTGACCAGCCGGTCCAGATCCACCAGGATCTGCTCGATGTTGTTGGCCCGGATATAGTCCAGCTGCCGGATTGTCTCCGGTGTCTCCGGCGTGGACTGCATGACCGCAATCTGCCGCCGCAGGGTGGCAATGTTTTGCCGGTACGTCTCCATCTGGCCAGCCGTGGGCGTGTCCGATTCGGACCAGTCCTTTTTGACTCGCACCGGGCAATCATAACCCAGCGCCTGGAACCGTCCCGCCACATACTCAACCGCCGCGCCCACCCGGTTGAGATCCGTGGCGTTGTAAAAGCCCTTTGCGGTCTTCTGCGCCACATCCATCGCCGTGCGGTCAGTGATAAGAGTCAGCAGACCGTAGTAAAGGGTCAGGTCGAAATCGGAGCGTGTCCCCGCCGCGTTGACGGCGGTGAGGGCAACGTGATAGGTATCATCCGCTGCCCGGTCCACCGTAGCTGTCCACGCCCCCTCGATCAGCGTCCATGTGTAGGCCGTCCCGTTGACGGTGCCCGTCACATAGATGATCTCAGAGGGCAGTGCGACGCTTAAAACCTGCGTACTCATACGATCTCCACCGCGATCACCATCGACTTACCCGCGTCAACCGGATTAGGCGTAATGGTGGCCGACTTGATGACCGGCACGGAGGTATCCAGCGTCACCGTCCGTGAGACCGTGGTTTTCTGGCCAGCCGCATCCGTGGCCGTCACCACAATGGTGTTGCTGCCCTCCCTCAGCGTCACGGACTTGGTAAAGCTGCCGTTGGAGGCTACCGTCACCGCGCCCTGATCCACGCCGTTGAGGGTGATGCTGATGGTCACGGGGCTGCTGGTGACGTCGTTGGTGGTGCCCGCCACCGTCTGGGCCGGAGATGCCGTGATGAGGTCCGCCACAGGAGCCGTGATGTTCAGCGTGGGCGGGACGGTGTCCACCTTGTAGGTGGTGGTCTTCTGCGCCGCCGCGTTGCCGTCATGATCCTTGCAGTCCACCGTGACGGTGTGGCTGCCGTCCGTGAGGGCCGTGACCGGGGTGTACGTCACTTGGTAGCCGTTGGCGATGGCCGTGGAGGTGATGGCAGAGGACGCCACCGCCGTCCCGTCCTGCTTAACCACCAGCGTGGACAGATCCACCCCGGAGCCGTCCGCCTCGTCCACAACGGTAAAGACTACCGGCTGCTTGCTGTTGCTGACGTATGCGCCGGTGGACGGCGAGATGATGGTGATAACGGGAGCCACCCGCTCTTTTACCACCAGCTTCAGCCCCGCCATCGTAGAGGCATCCGCCGTGCCGACTGTCCCGGCCTCGTTGGTGGCCTTGACCTGTACGTTGTAGTAGCCGCCGGGCTGGTTGAAGGACGTTTTCCCCGGCGCTGTGATGGTGGCCTCGTACTTGCCCGTCCCGCTGTTGAGGGTTAGGGTGTACGATTGGCCGTTGATAATTGCCTGTACTGTTTTGATCGCCATGTTAAACCTCCCCGGCGTAGATCTCGCCGGAATACCAGATCTCCGGCTCTAAAACAATGGTTTCCTCTGTAACCGTGACCGTCAGCTTTGTTTTTGCGTTGATGTCAACGGGGTTTGGCGCAAAGCTCACTGATGTGATTTTAGGGAGGAGTATTGTGTAATCACTCATGTGCCCTCTTTATCCCAGTAGACCACTACGCAGCCCAGCACACCCAGGGCGCCGCTTGTGCCTTTTCCCGGGGGCACATCAACGGCCCAGTACGTCCCGTTGGGGTTTCCCTGGGAGTTGTACGAGGTTTCGTAGTGTCCCTGCCCCTTCGTGCCGCCCTTGCCGCCGGCTCCGCCGTCCCCGGTTCCCGGCACCGGCTTTGCCACGCCCGTCCGGGCGAAGCTGTCGCCGCTGGCCACGTCCGTGTAGCCGTTATCGTAGCGCTTGCCGTTGGCGGAGGAGTACGCGCCGAATGTGGTGTCCTCGCCGAAGGTCACCGGGAACGCCTGCCCTTCGTTGATGTTGATGGTTCCGGCCCATACACGGCCGCCCAAGCCGTCCACGCCATCCGCACCGGCGTTTTCAAAATTGCCGTCCGCACCCTTGGTGCCGTTTCCGCCTTTTCCCACAACGATGACCCGCAGAGATCTCTTCCCCGCCGGGGCCTTCCATGTGCCGGGGGTAGTGATGACCTCCCGGCCCTGATACAGAAAGCTGCCGTCCGCCTGTAGCAGCTGGCTCTGGCAGCCCTGCATAACGCCATTGGAAAACTGGAACGTCTGCATGGTCAGCCTTGCCGTGGTGGCCTGGCTCTCGTCCAGCCACACCGTCTCCACGTCCCCGATCTCGGAGGACGGATCGCCCCGGCCCGTCAGATCCAGCACGTTTCCGCCGTAGGTGGCGAGGATCAGCCGCGCCGCCGCCAGCGCCTGCGCTTGCGACTTGATAAATGGATTGTCAATGCTCACTGTCTCGCTGGACGATGTGGCGTTGCCGGATACGATGTATTTTGTGCCCGCCCCATCGTTGAGGGTGAAGATCAGCGCCGCCACGTCCCCGTTGGCCTTCATAACCGGGTAGCTGTTGAGGTTGTCCAGTGTCACTTTGTTGCCCTCGCTCCACAGCGGCTCGGTGGTCAGATCTCCGGTGGAGGCGTCCGCCCGGGGCCATGTGCCGGTTGCCTGGCACACCCACCGGAGGACGTCCCCGCACTTTTTCCCCTGCACATCCTCTGCCGTCCGCACCGTCACCGGCAGCGCCGTGTAGTTGGGGTCCACGTGCCACCGATCTTGGAAGTTGACGCCCAGCTGCGCAGCCAGAGCGCCGATCCACCCGCCCAGCGTAGTGGGGAGCGTGGACGGTGCCAGAAATTCCCGGTTTGCCAGCAATCCGATGATGTCCACCAGATTCCACTGCATCGTCAGGCCGTTGTCGCCGGTCTTCCATCCGCCGGAGTACTGGTAGAAGATCCCCAGCCGCTTGGACTCGTCCGTGCCGTCCGCCAGCCGGACGCCCAGAGAGACGTCAATCCCCTGGCGCTCCTCGATGGACTGGAAAATACCGTTTTTGCTGCGCGGCTCAAACCGCCGGGACAGGTTGTCGATCTTGAGGGTGCACGTGCCATACGGCAGCGCCGTGGCCGCAATGTTGCCCTGCTGCTTGACGTTAAACTCCGCGATCATACCGCCGTCCCAGCCCTCATACACGCCGGGGACGATCTCCACCACCCGCATCCGCCGCCCGGGCCGTGACCATTTGGTCACCGTCACCCGGATGGCGTCTGGGTTGTTGACCGTGAAGCCCTCCAGCGATACGGAAAATGCCGTGTTGCCGGTGTAAGTCCGCGTGTGGTACGCCGTACCGCCCTGCTTGACCTCCACCGTGAAATCCTCCGGAAGCCCGTCATAGTCATTGCCCGGGAAATATACGGAGCACGCCTGCAAGACAGACACGCCGGAGAATTGCAGTTCCACCCACGGCGGCGTGGCAAACGTCCCATCCGTGCCGGAAAGCACGTTGCCGATGTAGCTCATCTGGCCCACCGTCTGAGCGGGATCGTCCGGGAGAAGGTCCCACGTCCCATCCAGCGCCCACCGGTCACGCTCTAACGTTGCGTACTTGGTGGGATTTCCAAAAACCTTATCGTGGAGTTGCTCCGGCTTGCTCCACGGAATCTGCCCGGAGACCTCCCCGGCACCGAACACGATGTCCGGGGAGATAATGTCAATGACCGCCCGCAGCAGCACCCGCCGCGCGTCTCCTGTGATCGCCGCATGATACGCCTGTCCGCTTTTAATCATGCGGCGTCACCTCCCGCAGCGTAAAGCCTACATTGTGCCACAGCCCTACGCCATTCCGGGAGAAGGCGTAGGTTGGCTGTGTCATGGATTCCACTAAAAACGTGCCGGTGGCCATGGTGTCGGAATCATCCGGCAGATACACCACCGGAAACGCCTTGCCGGAGCGCAGCACAGCTGCCAGCTGCCGCCAGAGGGCGTTGCCCATGTAATCGTAGCTCCAGGTGATCATCTGCACATGGCCCCGGACCTCCTGTACCGTCCGGCCGGAGATCATCTGCACATTAACAGACAATTCCCCGGGATAGCATTGATACTTGTCCCTGCTGGTTTCCGGCAGATAAATGCCGTTGATAATCAACTGTGTCATGCCGTTGCCACCTCCGGGTTGCTTCTGGCCGCGTCCCGCAGATCAGGCAGAAGCCAGCTGGCGATCTGCTGGCCGTTTTGCAGGATGAGGTTGATCGTATAACTGCCGCCGGGGCTTCCGGCGCTCTGTGCCGCAAGTCCGTTCACCATCCCAGCCGCCGCATTGTAGACGGTGTCCACCGTCGGCGTGGGGATGGCGTCCTGGATCCCGGCGGTGACGCTCTGCATCTGCTTTTTAAAGCCCTGCCCCAGACCCAGCGCCATATTCTGGCCGATTCCGGCAAACACCCGGGAGGGCGAGTGGATGCCAAGCACGCCCTTGACGCCGTCCACGAGGCCGCCGACAAAGCCGGAGACCTTTTCTCCGATCCAGCTGGCCATAGCCTTGATGCCTTCCCACAGCCCCCGGACGATGTTTTTACCGATTTCAACCATCTGTTCAGGGACCGATTTGAAAAAGCTGACCACAGAGTTTCCAATTTCCACGACTTTATCGAAAAACTTGTCAACAGCGTTTTCAAATGCTGCAACAGCGTTCAGAACCACGGTTTTGACCGCCGCCCATGCCGCATTGACCTTTTCCCTGAATTCGTCATTGGTGTTGTACAGTGTGACCAGCCAAGTGACCAGCGCAGCAATGGCCGTGACAACAATGCCGATCACGTTGGCCTTCATGGCCACATTGATTGCCTTGATTCCAGCGGAGATTGCCGGAAGGATACCGCCCAAGGCTGTGACGGATGCGATCACGCCGTTGATGATGGAGGTCACATTCCAGGCCAAAAAACCAGCGCCAATTCCCGCGATAATGGAAATGATGGTATCGCCGTTTTCCATGACCGCATTGACAAAACTGTTGAAGTCGGACGTAAAAGCGTCCCAGTCCACGCCGTTGATCCAGCCTTGCAGCGCCGTTGTGATGTTCTGGATAATGGGAACAAGGTTTTCCAGCACCGGCGCTCCCACATTCGCCTGAAACTGCCTCCACGTCTCCGACAGGTTGCCCAGCACGTTTTCCCAGCCGTCAGCCTCACGGGCCGCCTGCCCCATAGCGCCGGAAAGCTTCTGAGAATCCAGCACCATTTGGAGCAGAGTCTCCTGCTTCTGGATCTCCGTCAGATTTTTAAATTCGTCCCCGAACAGTTTCATAGCCGCTGCATTTCGGGTGGCTTCCGTGGCAGACAGGCCCAGCGCTGCATCGTTGGCATAGTTGCCCTTCAAAAACGATTGGAGGGATTCCGTTGCCTGCTCCACGCTGGTGTCATAGTATGCCGCGCTGTCCGCTGCCGCCTGGAGAGCACGTTCCATCAGGGACATGCTCTGTTCAACGTCGCCGCCGGACGATCTGGCAAACGCATAGATCTTGCTGCCCAGGGTGTTGAGCCGCGTTTGCAGGATGCCGGAGCTGTCAGCAACGCGGCCAATGGCCGCTGTTGCTGTTCCGGCAAAATTTCCGAAGGTCTGTTCAAACGCTGCCGTTTCCGCCTTGACATCGGCCGCAGATTCAACGAATTCACTGGCCATGTTCTTAACGGCCCCGGTGATGGTCTTAACGCCCTTGACGATTGCGGTGCTCAGCAGATTGGCCTTCAGCACCTCGGTAAACGTGCTGACCTTCTTTCCGCTTTTCCCGCTTTCGTCCCCAAGGTCCTTGATAGCGGCCTTGGTCTTGTTCATGTCCGCCGTGGCGTTGTTTAGCGCCTGCTGCCATCGCTGCACCTCGTTGCTGTTCTCCGCGTAGTTGGATTTAGCGTAGTCCAGCGCCTTCTGGATGTCCGTCACCTGCTGCTCTTGCAAGCTCAGCTGCCGGGTCAGCACGTCGGACTGTGCTGCCAGCTTCTTCTGACTGCTGTCGTTGGCGTCAAAGGCGGTGGTCACCGCCTTCATCTCCGTGTTCAGCGTCCGCAGCTGCTGGCCGATGGAGTTCAGCTCGCTCCGGAATTGCTTTTCTCCGTCAATCCCGATTTTTGGCCCGATATTTGTCGCCATGCCCTCACCTCACATCCGGGATGATCTCATCGTCGGTCATGGCCTTGCGGAGCCGGAACTCCTCACGCTTGACCTGCTCGATGGCGATATAGTCCAGTAACTCACCGAAGGGGATGTCCAGCGCCTGTGTGTAAGTCAGCCCCACAGACATCCCATACCACAGAAACCACTCCGGCGCTAAGGGGCCGCCGGAGTGGTTTCTGCGTTTTTTGGCGGCTCAGCCTCCACGTGGGTCTCCTTGCCGTTTGTGATGGTTTCGGCGATTTTATCCCGCATCTTGGCAAAATCGCCGATATCCAGCACATCCAGAAGCTCGTCTGCTGTCAGCGCCGGGGCGTTGGGGATCTCATTCAGCCGTGCATACCGGGCGCCGCCGTCCATCATGGTCGCCAGCAGCCACACCGCCTCATCCAGCGCCTTTACAGGATCGTCAGCAGACAGGGCAGAGTCGATGTTTTCAACCTCGCCGTATTTCTCCGTGCAGGCCCGGACCACCCGGGCGGAAAAGCACAACAGATGTTCTTTCCCGCAAATCTCAATACTTGCCGTCCTCATGCTGCCACCGTGATCGACAGGCGATTCTTGATATACGCCTCTGCCTGGGCCTCTGTGGTAAAGGTTGCCTCCCGCTTCCACATGTGGGTGGTTGAATCATCCCGCATGATGGTGGCGGTCAGCTTCGGGGTCTGCCACTCGATGGACTCGCCCTGTGTGGTGGCGGCATCTGCCGGCACGGAGAACATGACCTTGGTCAGGACCACGCCCCGCCACTTGAACACGCCGCCAACCTTCTTCTTGATGATAAAACCCACGCCCAGATACGGAGTCACCTGGGTATCGTCATAGACCAGCTCCTTTACGGAGGTATCCGTCACGCCATCGATCCCGGTGATGGCCTGCTCCGTCAGGCCCAGAATGGCCTTACTGACCTCCTGGCTCAGATCGTCCGTGGAGAGGGTCAGCGTGCCGCCGGCAAAGGTGCGGTCCGTCTCCGCGACAGCGTTGTCCGCATAGAGATTGTTGTCCTCGGTGGTGTCAATGTCGATGTTGGCCTCAGTGGCCTTTCCCATCACAGCACCGTTGCTGTAGCTCACCGTAGTGCCGGCGGCGCTGTACACACTGAAATAAGGCTTGCTCAAGCCGATTGTTGCCATAGTCAGGCTCCTTTCCCGTGCAGTCCGAAATGGGCTGCCATTATTTCATAATTTTTTCAATTTCCTCATCCAGGACTTCCGCCATTTTAGCTTCCGCCTGCGGTTTTGACCGGCTGACCGCCGGCTTTACAAACGGGTGCTTTTTCTGAATCTTGCTGGTCCCCACTTCCATGATGTTTGCCATCAAATGATTCGGGACGCCCCGCTCGTTGTAGCCATCCCAGCCGATTCGCGTGTTGACAAAACCGTTCTCGTTCAAAATAGGGGCCTTGCCAAGGCCTTTAGAAAGCCCCCGAACAGTGATTCCGGTCTTTTGCGGCAGCGTATCGATGCCCTTTTGGATCTCGTCCAAAACCACACTGGTCCCGGCGCGGACAGCCTTCTCAATGATCTGAGGAGCGCCCTTCTCAAGCCTGGTCAGCATTCGCGCATAGGCGTCCAGCCCGTCAAATCGGATCGTAGCCATCAGCTGACCTCCTCGTCAGACCACTCAAAATCGAGAACATAGTGCTGCCCGTCAAGATCTGTGTAGTTGTCAAAGCTGCTCACGGCGCACCCGGCAGCCAGCAGCGCCCCGCGAATCCCACGCTTCAAGGCAAGGGGATTTTCCCCCAGCGGAAGATACAGATGCAGCTGAGCCTGATACACAATAGCGAGAGGGAGATTGTCGGAAAAGCGATCTGGCTTTTCCGTATAGCTGAACGTGCAGTAGACCTCTGCCGGTGTCTCTCCGGCATCGGGCCGGTACACATCCGGAACGCATACCGGCACGATGGGCGTCACCGCCTTGATGATGGTCTCGTTGATGCTCATACTCAGCCTCCCGCCGTCAGCAGACTGGCGATCAGCTCCGTATACTCGCCGCTGTCGCCGTAGTCATTGACGTACTCGATCTCGTAGTCCGCGCCGTTGTACCGCACCCGGTCCTTCCGGCTGATGGCCGTATGCCCGGAGCGGATCAGGAATCGCACCTTGACGTCGCCCATGTCCGCGCCCTGCCGCAGCGCTTCGGAGCCGCTGACCCGGGAGAACTGCGCCCAGGGGCGCCGGATCACCGTCTCCGTGGGGACTGCGTAGCCGTCAGCGTCAGGGGAGGTGGAGATCCGCACGATCTCCACCCGCTTATTCAGCTTTCCAGCATTCACGTCCATCGCTTAGCCCTCCGTGTCCGATTCGGAGCGCACCGGCTCCGTCCGCTTCAGCTGGTTGATCCGCCTCCGGAAAGCCGGGTTGTCTGCAAACACCTTGTCGGAGGTCTGCGTGCCCCGATTTTCCCAGGCGTCCAGAACCATCGCCAGAATGCAGGTGTTGTACTGGGGCAGGCGGGCGGAACCGGCCTCCGGCTCCGCCACGCCCGCGCCCTCCATGTAGCTGACGGCGTCCGCATGGAAACCCTCCAGCAGGCTCAGGTCCTCCGGCGTGGGATCGTCGATCCGGCAGTAGCTCAGGATGCTGGCCTGCCGATCACTAAACGCCGTCATCCTTCACCCCTCCGATCAGCCGCCGTTGACGGCGCGCTCGTAGCCGGTGAATACCACAGCGGTATCGTCCACGCTCTCGGCGTCCATGCGGCACAGGCAGCGCAGCTCATAGGCATCGTTAGCCCATGCGTCGCCGCCCACATCCGTAGCCGCGACCTCCATGCCCTTACGGACAAACAGAGTTGCCGCCGCCTTGAAGTCGCCGATAAACAGGGGATCGTAGGTCTTAGACGCGACCTTGTGCTCACCGATGAGATCATTGTCACCGTATACCACGCGGCGGCCCTTAAAGCGGTCGAAATCGCCGGACACGTCAGGCACCAGCATAGGCCGATTGTTGCCGTCCACCCAATTGTCCATCTCATCGTAGACGTTCTGGTTGGTCAACAGCACAGCACCCCGGCTATATGCCGTGTTCAGGCTCTTGTTCAGGATGGACTTAATGGCCTTGACCTTGTCCTTGTCGGTGGTGGCGCTCTGAGCCGTAAAGGTCAGCTTCTTCAGGATCGTCAGCAGCAGATCATTCTTGGTCAGAATGTACTTGGGGCCGAACCACTGGGCCAGATACTGGATCAGGCCGGCGGTATTGTCCTCCATCAGCTCGCTGGACACCACCAGGCGGTCGCCGTACTTGCCGATGTTGTAGCTCACCTTCTTGAACTTGGGCTGGTTATTCTTGCCGATAGCGGTGTTCTCGCCCACCAGAGGCAGCTTGGTCCGCTGGCCCGCCACCTCAACGGCACGCCAGCCGGTCATGGTGGAAACCGTCTCCACGTTGAACAGGGTGGAGAGATCCAGATAGTCCTTGGTCTCCCGGATGATGGCGTTGTCAAAATCGATGGGAACAAGGAAACCGCCGTCGGAACCGGCGGGAGTGCCGCCGCCCACCGTCAGGGCCTTGTGCAGAATGTTGAACTTCTCCACACCCATGGACTTCTTCACGGTCATTCCCGTCCGCAGGGCCTTCACCCACGCCTTCGCGTACTCCGGCTCAGACCGGATGTCATCCGCGCTCTTTTCGGCGGCTGCGTCCGCCTTCTCCTGCTGCTTCTGGGCGTGCAGAGCCTTCATCTTGGCGTCGCCCTCGGCGAAGCGGCCTTCCTCGGCCAGCTGGCTTTCGGCAGCGTCGATCTCCGCGTTCATCTTCTGGACTTCGCCCATCAGGGTCTTGTGGGCGTCAAAATCCTTTTTCGCCAGCAAGCCCTCACCCTCGCGGACCTTTTCCGCCCGCTTGTTTTTCAGTTCCAGCAATTCCTGATAAGTCATGTCTCACATACCTCCATATCGTCTTGTTTCTAATTCCTGCATGGCCTCCGCCATGCGCTGGGTCTCGGGATCGGAAGCCGGCTCCGCCGGGCCTCCGTAGCGCTTGGACTTAATAACGCCGGCCTCCGGCTGAGCCGGGACAGCCACGAAGGACACCTCGTAGACGTCCATTGGATTATCCAGCGCCATCACGCACAACTGGCCGTCATAGGTCTGTCCGGCGTGATGCTCGCAGTAGACCTTAGACTGATCTGCCCCGCAGATAGAGCAGATCGCACTGGCCATGTGGCAGCCCACGCTACACTCCTTCAAAATGCCGGTCTCAATGGCGGAAATGGTCGCCGCCGTGGCGTCGCTCCGGGGAATATAGCACCGCAGCACCAGCTGCTTGATCTCGCCACGGGGCTCCACGGCGGCGGCGTAGATCCGGGCCGTCTGGTTGGCGGCGGACCATTTGTGATCCATCAGCACAGACTTGCCGACAAACAGCGGGGCCAGTTCCTCCAGCGCCTTGTCCGTAAACCGCTCAAAGTCCCGGTCTACCTGATTGTCACAGGCCGCCATGCGGAAGGTGAACACCTCGTCGGCGGTCAGATCCCGCAGCGTCTGCTTGTTGATGAGCCGCAGCTCATCCTCACTGACCGCCTGCTTCTCCACATTGGCGGCCTTTAAAATTCCATTCATGCCGTACCTCCATCATCCGGATCTTTCCCCAGCGCCCGGATCACGCTCAGGCGGTCAAAATCCGCCAGGGGGCCGTAGTTCCAGCTTGCGTAGTAAGTGCTGCCGCCGGGGATCCTGCCCCGGTCCTCCAGTGCGCGGATCTCATCAGCGTTGAGCGCGCCGATCTCCCGCAGTGCCCGGTAGTAAGCAGCCTGAGCCGTGGTGTCGCCCTTGAGGAACACCTTCAGCTCCCGCTTGATCCGCAGACCGCCCGCCCGCTCAGACGGCAGCAGCAGCTTGTAGGTGTCCTCCTGCCCCCACTGGGTCTCGTAGCCCAGCAGGGTGTAGTTGACAAACTCAATGCCGTTTTGCTCATTGCTGGCGTAGCTCTGCTTTCCGGCATAGGCCAGATGGAGGGGCACGCCGAAGAACCGGCACACATCCGCTACCCGGATCTCATTGCTCTCCACGAATTGTGCGTCACTGTTGGTCATGGAGATGGGCTGATACTTCAAGCCCAGGTCCAGCACCGCTACCCGAAACGCCTTGTCCGGCCCCCGGTGAACACTCTCCCAGGAGCGCCGCAGCTCCTCCTTGGGATCCACCCATACGGTAGAGCCGTCTGCCTGCACGCGCTGTACTTGCCCGCCCAGGTCGGAATCCGTGGTCAGGATGCCGCAGGGCTGCCCGCCGTTAAGCCACGTGCTGTTTTCGTACTGCGCCGCAGCCCGGGCGGTGCTCAGGGTCAGAGACGCCCGCTTGAGCACGCTCACGCCCTCAATGCCGTCCTCGCTGTATGCCTTGTAGTGGATCACATCCTCCGGACGAAGCAGCGTCATCTCGCCGCTGACCGGGTGGGTGAATACATACCAGAAATCGCCGATATCATCGAAAACCGGCGATACATAGTCCGGAGGCAGGGGGATCAGTTCCTGCGGCCGGCCGCTCCGGGGATCCCGCACGATACCTGCATAGGCATTGCCCCGCAGCAACTGGTTGCACATCATCAGCCGCTGGTAGTCGAAGGTGCTCATGGACTCGTTGGCCCGGCTCCACAGCATAGGCTGGAGAGGATGATCCGGCAGCCGCTCCTTAGTGGACTCATTCATGGTGTACACCGGCAACACCGCCATAGACGTGCTCAAGACCTCCACGCACCGGTTCACCGTCGACACCTTCATGGCCTTGTCCCGGCTCATGGCTACACTCTCCTCGCCGGAGATCCAGCCCGCCGGGTTATCCAAAGTCATCGTTGGGATCGCCCCTCCGAGAGATTTCTGCCGGGGACTGTCCAGTGTCCGCCCAGCTCTCACCAGGCCCTTGCGCAAACTCATCTGTCGTCCTCCTCACCAAACATGGCTACCACAGCACCAGCCATGGCCAGCACGCCGCCGGCAATCAAACCGGCGGGCAGATAGATCATCCCGGCGCCTACAGCCGTAACGGCTGCACCGGCCACCAAAACGATCATGCTGACATTTTTGACGATTGCCGTTGCAAATCTTTTTCTCATATCTCCACTCCTTACAAGTGATACTCTCGCTGCCGCATCGCTTCCGCCAGATCCGGCTTCTGATTTCTTTTAACGATCCACGCTGCCACGGCGATGATCCACGCCACCGTGATATCGATACGCCCGATACTCCGGTTCTTCATGGGCTTCTGGTTCTCGTTGCCGTCAACCGCGCACCGGACGTTACCAAAGCACCACCGGGCGCAGGTGTTGTGGACGTGGAGCATTTCATGCTTGCGGATTAGCATTTCCAGCTCTTTCATTCCCGGACTCATCCCTAACATGGTTTGCGGGATGGCGATGATCTCCACGCCCTCGTCCTGGAGCAGCGGCGTCATTGTTTCTGTTAAAAACTGGTCAACGCCCAGCGCCCGCAGGTCATATCGCTCTTTGGCGTCCAGAATGGCCGCGATCACGTCTCGGTTGTCGATCATGTCGCCCTGGCAAAGGGTGAGGAACCCGGCCCGCTCCCAGTCCCGGTAGGGCACATGGTCCCGCTGCTCCGCCTCCGTCACGCCCTCAAGGGGCCGCCAAGCCCGGAACAAGGCCACGCCCTGATCCAGTCCCGGCTGGGGCGGGAATACCAGCACCAGAGCGCTGAGGTCCGTCCGGAGGGACATATCCAGCCCGCCGTAACAGGTCTTGCCTCTCGCGCCCGTCAAGCCCCCCCCGCCCCCCCCCCCCCGCCCCGCCGGGGGGGAGGGGCCGATTTGAGTTTTATCGTAGAGAGTCAACGGCAACCACCCCACGTCTTTGGTGCTGATCCATTGGTTCAGCCTCAGCCACCGGAAATTCCGCTCCGCTGCCTCGCTCATCTTGGCGGCCTGGGCCTCCTTCCGGAACTTTCGGGCCTTCATAGTCACGCCGTAGCTGGGGTTGCAGGTTTTCCACAGCGCCTCATCGTAGATATCCAGATCCGCAATTTTGTCCGGATCGTCCTGCGTTAAAGTGGAAATGCCGTACATAATGGGCAGCCACTCACTGTCGTCTGTGTCGCTTGGCCGCTCCGGTTCACCACGCCGCCACGCTAAAATGCGGCGGCAATACTCATGGCGATCCCAGCCGATGGACGTGCGGTCGGGGTCGTTGCCCGCCGTGGTCAGCACCATGACGGTCTGCTGGGCGCGGGCGGCGTCAGAGCCTGTTGTCAAAACATTCCACCGCTCCCGGCCTGCCCGACCCGCCCATGCGTGGAGCTCATCGCAGAGGATAGCGGAGAAGCTGGGGCCATGCTTGTTATCCACGTCACCGGAATACACCTTCATCCGTCCGCCAAAGCGGGTGCGGATCTCCCGCACGCTGGGGCGTGCCCACGCCAGTGGCCGATGTTGCGGCTGCCCAATGACGGAGTTCTCCACCATGGTCTGAGCGCAGCGGTAAATAATATCGGCGTTCTCCTTGTCCACAGCAAAAATGCCCACGTCTGGCTTCTGCTCGCCGTCAGCCAGCAGGTGGTACAGCCCCAGTCCTGCTGCCAGCTCGCTCTTTCCGTTTTTCTTCGGGATCTCGTTATAGAGGAAGCGCCGATACCGGACCCAACGTTCGTCATCATCCTTGACCTCGATGCCGTAGAACTGCCGGATCAGATCCCGCTCCCAGGGGAGCAGCTCAAATGGCTTGCCCGCCCAATCGTTCTGTCCGAACACCAGCATGGAGAAGAATTTTTCCACACGGTCCACGGCCTCCTGGCTGTACCGCAGCTCCGCGCCGTCATCCGGCTTGGGTACCGTGATGCCCGGTGCCAGGGTCAGCATCTCAGGCATACCGATCCATGCCTCCCCGGATCAGCTCCAGCATGGGGTTGCTGTCCTCCGTCGCCTGCTTGCCGGTATCCGGCACCACCAGGCGGCAGCGGCTGGTGACGGTCAGGCCCATATCGTTGGCACAGTTCCGGGCCTGCTTGAAGTATCGCTCCTGGATCTTGCCCCAGCCGTCAGCACCTTCTTGGTCTCGCTGGGCCAGCGCCTTCTCTGCTTCGCCGGTGGCAATGAGCCACTGGTGCTGGGCCACCAGATAGCGGCCCAGGGTGTCGGCGTCCAGTTCCGTGTAAAGCCCGGAGGCGATCAGCCGCTTGCCGATGGCCCGGAAGTCCTTTTTCAGCGTCTCCGGCAGCCACTTGGGCGGCTTGGCCGTCTTGGCGGGGGAGACCTTTACCTCACCGGCCCTTCGCTTCGCCTCCTCGGTTTTGCTCAGATGCTTTCGCCCGTTGGCAAGCACCACATCCGTTGGCTGTCTTTTCCCGGCCATTCCGGCCCTCCTTTCTCCGCTGGTTTTTGATAAACCGCTGCATGTCCCGTTTCAGGTACGGGCTGTTGGTCCGCGCGATGATCCGCTCAGCCTCCTGCACGGTCATTCAGCGCCGCCTCGCTTTCCAAGGCTTTTTACAAGCGCCTTTTCGCGGTCAGATAATGGCCAAATGATTTTTCCATCCGCTGACATGCGGGAGTTTTGCTGAGATTCAGAAATGGCAGCAAAACGCGCGCTCATGACTTCCAACGCGGCTTCTTCTGCTTTGGATTTCTTAGCAGCCGCCGCCTCTGACAACAAGAAGCCGCCGCCAAAAATGGCCTTGCCTTTTTCCTTTTGGGCATCCAGAGCTCGTGTAAATTGAAGATCCTCATCGGAAAAACACAATGACTGGCCATGCTTCGCAAGATCAAAATCCTGAACGCATAAAACGTTGCGCGGATAAATGTACCCCGGAAGCTCAATCCGGGATTCACCCCGGTTACGTTTATCAGCCTCGTCTATCAAAGAGAACAACTCCCCGGAAATCTCCACACGCCACCCCCCCAAATTTGTGACAAAGGAAGTATTAACGCGGGCACCGTTTTCGTATGTAACCGAGGCCGAAACAGGCACATAGTTTGATTTTCCCGCATTTGTGGAAAACAGCGTCAGTGCTGGAGCAAACAAGAAGTAGCGGATGCTATGCTCATCGAAGAATCTGCAAATTTGCGAAAGAATGGAAAATGGCGGATTGTCGATCACCACGCAGCTTTCCGGGTAGTCCTCGTGCTCATAATCACCGCCTGGGTAAAACGGGCGGAGGATCTGAGCATCACCCAGTTTATAATGCGATATAGCCCAATCCTTGACGGCGTCATAAACGATCTCAGGAGTAAAACAATCATCCGTTGTTTTCTTGGCCTTAAACTTATCGGTAAACGCCTCGTATTCCTCGGAGCTTTCGCCCTCCTCGTCGCCCCAGAAGTGCTTACCTTCCGGCTCCGCTGCATCTTCAGCAGCCGTATGGCCGGAGGGGCTTGCTTCGATCTCTGCGAAGCTCTCCGCATCAAAGCCGGCGATCCCGGTGTCAAAGTTCAAAGCCTCCAGACCCTCCAGCTCGATTTTCAGCAGCTCCGTGTCCCATGCTGCCGTCTCGCTCAGCCGGTTGTCTGCCAGGATGTATGCCTTGCGCTGGGCCTCCGTCAGGTTGGTCACCAGCACACAGGGCACCTCGCTCATGCCCTCCGCTCTGGCGGCCTCCACCCGGCCGTGGCCTGCGATGATGTTGTTGTCAAAATCGATGAGCACCGGCGTTACGAAACCGAACTCCCGCAGGCTAGCCCGGATCTGGTTGATCTGCTTAACGCCGTGCTTCTTGGCGTTGTTCGCGTAGGGGATGAGATCGTCAATGGGGACCATGGTGAGCTGCTCCGCTGCGATCCGCACCGTCTGATTGTCTCTCGTCGGCGCCGGGTTGACGCCGCCCTTTCCGGCAGTCCCGCCGGGTGTCTTTTTCTTTGCCATGCTGATCCTCCTGTGATACCCGGCGCACACGGCGACCCTCGCATGGCAGCCAGGGCCGCCGCAGGAGGATCAAACCCGCTGCGGCGCGAACGCCGCCGTGTGCGTCGGGGAAAATGTGTCCGAATCGGACCGCTCCGGCTCATGACCCGGCCTCCGTGGTAGGGCACGGAGACCGGAAGGGAAGGGAAGAAAGGATGAATACCGGCACAGGGGCCGGGTTATGAACCGGAAAACAAAAAAGGCAAGGGCCGACGCGCACCGGTCTCCGGTGCGTGCTGACTCTTGCCTTTCAGGCTTTTGGTCTATGCCATGTGATTCAATTCCCGCTGCGTCCTCGCAGCGTTTTGCGCCTTCGCGCTGCGCTCCCGCAGCACCCTGGCCCTCGCCTTGACTGCCGCCGGACCGCCGCCGAATCTCCCGTGGGGAAAAAATCCCGCACGGAGG